GCAGCGTAATAATAATTAACTTGAGTGGGGTTTCGGCTCCACTTAAATTTTACTTGATTAAGGAGGGTAAATAAAATGGCAGACGTAGTAACAGGACCATCTATCATGCAACAAAATGATATTAGAGTGGTTATCAAATATGTAAATCAATCAGACGGAACAGGTGGAACAACTGTATTTGGAGATGTATCAGCACTGGACACAAACGTAGATGGTGCTTCTTGTTTACATTTAGTATTACAAAGATTATGGTTTTCAGCAACTCAAGCGGACGGTGGAGATTCATTTGTTCGTATGGATGAAGAAGATAATAATGGTGATATACCTATAATTGGTATAACAGGAGCAGGCTATTGGGACTTTAGAGAATTTGGTGGATTAAAAACTGATAAATCAGCTAACTCTAACCAAAGTGATGTCAACCTTGTAGTTCCAGGAGCAGCCGATTCTGGAAACATGTACACAATTGTAGCTGAATTTAAAAAGTTATATTAGGGGGGCTAGATGGCTAACACTACTTCTGGAACACACACATTTGACAAAACTTTTTCTGTTGATGAGATAGTAGAAGAAGCATATGAACGTATTGGTTCGCAAGTAACTTCTGGACATCAATTAAAATCAGCAAGAAGATCTTTAAATATTCTTTTTCAAGAATGGGGAAATAGAGGTATTCACTTTTGGGAAATAGGTGAAACAAATATGGATCTGGTTGAAGGTCAGTCGGACTATGATTTTTTTAGATCTGCTGCGGATGGTACAAGTGCAACAACAGTAACTAATGCCAGTGTATCAGAAACTGTTAATGGTATGAGCGATATACTAGAAGCAAAATTAAGAGCTGGAATTAATACAGTATCTCAAGCAGACTCAAGTTTAACTAAAGTAGATAGATCAACGTATGGTGGTTATTCAAATAAAAGAGCTAAAAGCACACCCTCAGCTGTTTTTGTTGAAAGATTTATAGATAAAGTAAGAGTGCATGTTTACCCAACACCAGATTCTAGTAATGCAGCAAAATTTATTCACTTCTTTTATTTAAAAAGAATACAAGATGTAGATTCAACATATACAGATGCAACAGACGTACCTTTTAGATTTGTACCTTGTATGGTTTCTGGTCTAGCTTTTTATTTAGCACAAAAATTTAATCCACAATTAGTACAGCAAACAAAATTATTATATGAAGATGAATTAGCTAGAGCTTTAGCAGAAGACGGTTCTGCATCAAGCACTCACATAACACCAAAAGTTTATTACCCAGGAGCATAATGGCAAAAACAGCATCAGGAAAACACGCTAAAGCAATTTCAGATAGATCCGGTATGGAATTTCCATATAATGAAATGATTGCAGAATGGAATGGATCTTTTGTGCATGTATCTGAGTTTGAACCAAAACAACCACAACTAGAACCTAAATCACGTGGAGGAGATGGGATAGCTTTACCTGGCCAGATTAGACCAGATAGAAAAGAATTTGCAACCCCAACAGCTTTAATAGATGATCCTTTTTTAACTTCTACATCTTTAACTTCGGTTTTAGTAAGCACTTCAAAAGATAGTAAAGGAATTGATACTAACCCTTTTCAAACAAGTGATGCTATTAGATTTACAAAAGTAAAATCTTCTTCAGGTAATGTTGTCCCAAGTATTTTTGAATTAGAAACTACATTAAATGAAACTTTAAGTGCTACAGATACTACTATAACTTTATCTGATGCTACTAACTTTCCAACTAGCGGATTTATTGTAATTGAAAAAGTTTTAACTTCTAGTGATACATCAAATACCTTATTACAAGGAACTATTGCAGATGAAACAATACAATATACAGGTAAATCTGGTAATAATTTAACAGGTTGTACAAGAGGAACAGCAGCACCTATTGAAGGAGCTACACCAAATGTTACAACAGCAAGAGCACATAATTCAGGTGCAAAAGTTTTTGGATCGTATATAATAACAAGAACAACAAGTTCGGTTACAAATAATGGAATATCTATATCTTATAGTTTTTCTTTTAGTTTTAGCTTAGCTTCATCGGCAACAACAGGCGGAACAGGTGGAGGCGATTTTGTTTTCGCAGGACCTGTAAACCAAAGAGGATAATATGGCAGGAATAAGTTATTCAGATTTAGTTACAAAAATTAGAAGTTATTCAGAAGTAGATTCTAATGTGTTGACAACAGCTGTTTTAGAAAACATTATATTAAATGCTCAGTACAGAATTATGAGAGATGTTCCTATTGATGCAGATAGAAAAATAGCTCAAGATAATTTAGTGGCAAACCAAGAACATGCAAATGTACCAGCAGGGGCTTTATTTATAAGAGCTGTTCAAGTTGCTGATTCTACAGCATCTTTTAATAATCCAATATTTTTAGAAAAAAGAGATGTAACGTTCTTAGATGAATTCAATGGTGCACGTGTTACAGGAAGACCTAAATATTATGCTATGAAAGGCGGAGCAACAGGTAATACAAATACAACTTCAGGAGCAATATTACTATCTCCAATACCAAATGCTACATACGTATTTAAATTTCATTACAATGCTATGCCCGCTACTTTAGAATCTAGTAATACAACAAATTTTATAAGTATAAATTTTCCAAACGGTTTATTGTATGCTTGTTTAGTAGAGACATATGGATTTTTAAAAGGACCAGCAGATATGCTACAATTTTATGATGGTAAATATAAGGAAGAAATACAAAAATTTGCTAATGAACAAGTTGGAAGACGAAGAAGAGACGATTACACAGACGGCACAGTAAGAATACCTGTTGCTTCTGCTAACCCTTAATCAGGGTATTCGTATGTTGCAACTTAGCCACATACGATATATAAAAACAAAATAGGAAATTTATGGCATCGACATTTACAACACTCGGTATAGAACTAATGGCAACTGGCGAAAATGCCGGTACATGGGGAACAAAGACTAATACCAATTTAAGCATGGTTCAATCAGCTATTGCTGGTTACGTAGAAAAATCTATTGCAGGCGGTGCAGCAACTACAACTTTAACTATTGAAGATGGGGATAACACTGAATCTACATCGGTTGCTAGACAAGCAGTTATAAAATTAACTGGAACAATATCAGGTAATCAAATTGTAACCGTTCCAGATTCTGTAGAAAAATTATATATAGTTGTTAATGGTACATCTGGAGGACACACAGTACAATTTAAAACAGCTTCAGGGTCAGGTATAACTTTCTCTACAACAGATAAAGGAACAAAATTTTTCTTTTCTGACGGTACAAATATAAACGAAATTGTTTCAACAGTTGTTCCAGCAGACACTATTACAATTGGAGATGCAGCATCTAGTTTTGCAACATCAGCTGGCGCAGTATTAATTGATTCACAAGCAAGCACAACTACAGTTGACGGACACACAGGTGTTACAATTCAATCAACTAATTCTGGAAACATAACTTTAGATTCTGTTGCAGATATAGTTTTAGACGCTGCAGGAAATGATTGGAGCTTTAAAGCAGGTGGTACAGAAGTTTTAAAAATTACTAATTCATCAAGTGATGTAATTATTAAACCTATTGTTGATGCTAAAGATATTATTTTTCAACAAAGAGATGGAACAGAAGTTGCAAGAATTGAAGACAACGCAACCTTTAATGTTTCATCGGCAGGCAAATTTGCGTATGCTGGTGTAGCAGTTACATCAACAGCTGCAGAATTAAATTTAGTAGATGGTATTACAGCAGGAACTGTTTCAGCTTCATTAGCAGTTATAGCAGATTCAAATAAAGATATTACAGGTTTTAGAAATTTAACTACAACAGGTAATGCAATTGTAGGTGGAGACCTTACAATATCTGGTGATGATCTTACCATGGCAACAAACACTGCCGGTCATTTATTAATTGCAGACGGAACAAATTTTAATCCTGTTGCAGTTACAAGTTTAACAGCAATTTCAACTATTGCAGCGGATGATACTTTTTTAGCAGTTGATACTTCAGGTGGTGGTCTTAAAAAAGTTGCAAGATCCGTTGTTGTAGCTGGGTTAGCAACTTCATCAGCTTTAACAGAAATAGTTCAAGATACTTCTCCTCAATTAGGTGGTAACTTAGATACTAACTCACAAAATATTTTAATAGATGATGCACACTTTATTGGTGATGAAAGTGGTAATGAACAAATTATATTTCAAACAACAGGTTCAGCAGTAAACCAATTTGATGTTACAAACGCTGCATCAGGAAGTGGACCACAATTATCAGCAACTGGTAGTGACTCTAATATTGATTTAAATATATTACCTAAAGGTACAGGACACGTAACTGTTGTAGGTAATACTAATTCAGGTACCATTCAATTTAATTGTGAATCTAATTCACATGGTCAAATAATTAGAGCTCAACCTCATTCAGCTAGTGCAACAAACATTATGTTACTACCTGAAGGTGCTGATTCTACATTAGTATCTTTAGTTTCAGCAGATACTTTAACAAACAAAACTTTAACTGCACCAAAAATAGCAGATGGTGGATTTATTGCAGATGCTAACGGAAATCAATTAATTGTATTTCAAACAACTGGCTCTGCGGTTAATGAATTAGAAATTACTAACAATGCTTCTGGAAGCAATCCTATTTTAGCAGCTACTGGTGGAGACACAAACATTGGTATTGCTTTAACACCTAAAGGAACTGGTGAAATTGTTATAGGTGCTGCAAATCTTAATTATGCTGGAACAGCTGTTACTTCAACTGGTGCTGAATTAAATTTAGTAGATGGTATTACAGCAGGAACAGTATCTGCCTCACTAGCAGTTATTGCAGACTCAAATAAAGATATTTCAGGATTTAGAAATGTAACTTTAACCGGTGAAGTAGATGCAGCAACAGGAGATTTTTCTGGTGCTGTTGATATTGCAGGTCAACTTACAGTTGCTGACGGATCAGCAGGTGCTCCTGCAATTTCAAATACAGGAGATGCTAACACAGGTTTATTATTTAGTGCTGCAGACACATTAGCTTTTTCAGCTGGTGGAACTGCACAATTTACAATGGCAGATGGAGGAATTATACCTGTTACAACTAATGATGTAGACTTAGGTACAGCTTCTTTACAATTTAAAAACGTTTTTGTAGATGGTACAACGTTTACTGATGCATTAGGTTTCGGTACAGTAGTAATGACACTACCAACTGCTGATGGTGATGCAAATCAAATTTTAACAACAGACGGTT